TGAAAGCTTTATCGGCTGCGCCAGTCGCCATCTGAATTTCTGAGTATTTTTTTGCCCATGTTTCTGCTTGTGCTCCTGATAGTGTCATTGCAATTGTCTGTCCTTCAATGGAGCCAATCAAGCTCTTCAATGGGATGTTTGCTTTCTTCGCACCATCTGTAATAAAAGTAAGTGCTCCGGCAAGACCTCTTTGTTTGATGAGAGCTTCACCGCTGGCAATACCATTTCTCTTATATAGCTTTGTCATATCAGCTGTGGGTGCTAATAGAGCTTGCAGTACACCACGAAATTGTGTTGTAACTTCTGTTGCTTTTCCAGTCACGCCTGTTGCTGTTGCAAAAACGCCAAACAGTTCTTCTTGAGAAACTCCTAAAGCGTTTGCTAGTGGAACGACACGCCCTACTGATTGAGCTAGATCTGCAAATGTAGTTTGTCCCAATCTAAGAGTTTCAAACGCTAGATCTGAAACTTTTCTAGTCGCAGCAGCTGATGTGTCACCGTAACCTTTTGTGACTGCTGAAGTTAAACCGATCGCTTCTTGAACTGTTGCTAAGCCTGCAGCGGCAGCACGAGCGTTAATGTTTAGAATTTCTGCTGTATCTGCAGAATCGCCAAATGCTGATACGATATCGTATAGACCTTTAGCAACTACTTCTGTCGACATGCCTGTAGCGATAGCCAGATCCTGCACGTCACGCTTTAGTTCTAGAACGCGTTCTGAAGAAACACTGAGAGATTGAACATTTGCCATGAGAGCATTCATGTTGTTTGAAAGCTTCAGAGACGCAAGTCCTGCCCCTATGAGTGGAGCAGTCACTCCTGCAGTCATCTTCTTGCCAGCAGAAGAAAAGCTTTTCCCAAGCTGTTTCATTTTTGCAGAAGACTCTTCAAATTTCTTTGAAAAATTATCTACTCCAGAAATAATGATCTTTATAGGTCTAAGCATTTTCTTTGTTTACCAAGTGTTGAAGAGCCCAATCTGCTTGTTCTTTCCAGTAAGATATTTGCGTGCCTGTTAAGTTACGTAGCTCTGAAGGTTGCCACTTAAACAACCACGCAAAGACCGTTAGATATCGTCGCCATCCTTCTGGGAATCTGGCAAAAAATTGTTCAAGACCTCGATGGCTTTGAACATATCTCTTGAGCTCATTTTGTTGATCACAGTTTTACGAGGTTGTGCTGTAATTTTTGAGAGAATATGAAGCATGTCTCCAAGCTTCATTTTTGACGGATCCATGTCTTCAAAGTCCCCAGCTTGTGGCTCACGGTTAAAAGTGAGAACTTCAATCACAGTATCTTCGCCAACTTTAATTGGAGATCGTAGCTGTAGATCAAATGGGATCTGGACTTCGTTTTGCATTTCTTCTGTATGATTCTTCATGATTCTTCTCCGTGTGATTGTGTGTTATGCAGGGATTTCTTCGCCCTTGCCTTCAAGACGTAGCTGGATGTTTGCTTCATCAGTTTGAACATTTCCATCAGCAGTGTATACAGCATCTTTTAGCAGGAATGTTTTACCATTCGCAAGCTGCAAAGTCGCTGTCGCACCTTTGATGGTCGTCAGCATAGCAATATCTAAATCAGCGCTATCGCGTATTTCGCCTTCAATGAAGCCAACTTGAGGAAGTTCTTTGTAGCCATGAATTCTATCAGGGCCCATAAGAACTTCACGTTTTGGAGAGCCAACGTTGTATGTAAATGATCCAACAGCGTTGTAGATTTCTCCATTCAGTTGTAGTGTAAGATAACCGGCAATTCTTGTCATGATGTTTTCTCCTTAATCGATAAATTGCATGTCAGCTGATCCGACTATGAACTGGTTCATTAAGTCAGGTGGTAATCCCCAAAGCAATTTATTGCGATTTGATGGATCACGATAGCAAGTAACTTCACGTTTGAACTGATCAAAGTTTTCAACTAAGCCGTCAGCTTCCGCTTGACGGAACCAGATAATAGCTTCAGCTTTACCGATCGCTGGTGTGATTATTTGTTGACCTGGGCCAATATTGTCGGCGTTGTCTGCCAATTTTGCTCGTGGGTATTTTGAAAGAATTTGTGCGTTGAAGCGATATCGAAGAACCATGAGAGTGAACAACTTGTTAAGCTGTTGATAGCTAGTATCTGCAACGCCTGAAGAATTCTTCAAGTACATTGTGACTGTTGCTTCTGTTTGGACTCCGTTTCCAGGATTTAGAGTGATCAACCCATTACGCGCAAGAGAATTACGAGCAAGTAACTTAGAGCGATCTTCTTTTCTTGGAGGCAGAATCCCAGCTAGAGAAAGACGATGAAGAGGCTTTGCAGCATCGTTTGCAGCAGATGCAGCAAATTGACCACCAACAGCGCCTGCTATTTGTTCAATGCTTGAAGGATACTTATCACAAGCAACAGTACCAACAGAGTGAGAGTTTCGTTGTGAGTCTGTTGCATACGCGATCAAACTTGCGTCAGAGCCTTTTCTGGCTGTGATGTATACGCCATCATTCTGCCGAAGAACGCCAAAGCGATCAAGAAGCTCTGTCTCTAAAATCTTTAAGTTTGCAGAATCTGTGTATGGTCCAATCAAAACGTTGTACCACTCTTCTCCCATCGCAGAGATCATTGGAGTAATATCAACATCGCCAGCGCCTAATGTTTCTGTATCTACTTCGAGTGTCACTCCTTCTGGAATAACTTCGCCATCGTAGTAAGCAAAGCGAATATCGAGCGTGTTTGCAACAGTCCCAGTATTCTTTGCGTCGAAGGTTACTACACCTGAATCAGAGTCTATGTTCGTCACTGGCAGAAACATTTCGACATCACTCAGTGCTTCTGCAATCGAGTCTGCGATTGTTTCGGCACTGTCTTCATCATTGATGATTACTGGAATTCGATAGCCATCAATGTATACATCCAGCTCTCCACTTTTTACAGATGCTGCTGTGACTGTGATTGAAAAGGAAGCAGCAACGCCATTGCTAGCATCATCAAGCATATAGATGAATGTGTCAGTGACTTTGTTGTTTAGAAAATAGCTCTTTGCAATCTGATGAATTTGTGAACCAAAGCCAGAAAGAGCACCCACTTCATCAGCAGTGCTAATCTTAAGTATTTGTCCAGAAGCGCCAGATCCAGCGCTTGTCTTTTGTCCGAAGATAAGAGTTTGAAAGTTTAGGACAGCAGGAGCTTTAGAGGCTCTGCTATTGTCGAACTCGACCCCGACAAACGGAACAATGATGTTGTTAGGAACACCCATAGTTGTCTCCTTGTGCATGTGTTAACTGAGATGAGATGAGTTTCACGCATGTCTCATCATGCAATGAAGCTTCTTGCTGTCGCAAGCTTTTGAGAAAAGAGATCATTTTAACCTCACAATTTTTTCTGATCCTATCAAAAAGTCTTTGAGTCTTGGATCAACAATATCAGCATGGTACTGTAAAAAGTCATCGCCACGTCGTGAAAGAAAAGCATCAGATTCATACTTAAGTAACCATGTTAACCGCTGTGCTTCTATGTTTCTATCGCCGTCACTTTCTATAGAGATAGGTCTAACTGAAAAAAGTTTACAGCCGTAACAAAGCCCACCAAAGAGAGGATCATCATAAAAAGAATTTTCGATAGCTAGTGCTTTTCTATCGAGTTCAGTATCTGGATCTGCGGCGCCTTCGATAATAATATCAATGTTTATGGACAAGATTCGTTCATATGCTTTTGGAAAGTTTTCATTCCCTGAAGAGATTGCAAGATCCTCATTTGAAAAATATACAAGAACACATGGAAGCTCTGGAAGAAACAGTGGATTTGGCCTTGAAAGATACACATTGTCTTTTGTGAATTCTCTTATTTTCTTCGCGATCGCTAGTCGAATCTCTGTTCTTTTATGCATCATTGTCTGTCTCTTCTTTGAAGTGTAAGTGTCACTGTGCCAACGCCATCTTGCTGTGAAGAGTCTACAACAAATGTGACGCCTCTCACAATGACTTTGTCACCTTTAGATGCGCGACGTGCAAGTTGTGTTTCGCGTATGCGAAGTGTCGGTGTAGATGACATGACTTCAATTTCTGAGCTAGGATTCACACCAACATACGGTTCATCGTAGATTGCCTTATATGTTTTCACTTCACCAGTCACGTGTGTATAAATCACACACTCAGCAAAATCGTGTGTGTTAAAAAAGACGTTGATTAAATCATTGTGCATAATGGAATGAAGAGTGCCACGCTCAACTGTAATGAGCTGAGTGGTACCTAAAGCTGCAGTAGATGCGATTCCATTTGGCGTAATGATTTGCATTATAGTCTAAAAATCTTGTTTGAAGTGTTGTCCCATTGAATCGTAATGTTGGTCCCATCAGGAGTCACTGGAAGTTGAGGAGCATCATCAATCACTGCTATCAATAATGCTTGTGAATAAATATCTGAATCTTGAACAAGTATGATCCTTGCGATGCTTTTGCCCTCAACACTGAAGAATACAGTGTCGTCTGCATCAAACACACCTTGAGTTACTTTAACCGATCTAAGTGTTGCTTCAGCAATTATGGACGAAGGCGGTATGGCTGCACGAGATTCATCTGTCGCAACGTCAGGAACATAGTCGCTTGAAACAAGAAGAGCAACAATTGTATTATGAAGCAAATCTATATTACCGGACAAGAGATGTTCTTTGAACTTAGAGAATAGTCGTGCAGCCATGTTTTAGTCCTCCACTTCGAAATTTTCAATCGCAAACGCGATGATCTTTTCAGCTGTGGCTTTGCCAACGTTTTTGATCTTG